TTAGTAATCTTTACACTGATTGCTTATTTTTGCCGTAGTAAATATTCCTATATCTAATTCTGTTTTTGCCATTTCTTCCCTCAATTGCTCCATGGTATAAATTCCATAACGCTCATTAAGAATTTTCCAAAGCCTTTTCATTTCTTCGCTCATTTTTTACCTACTTTCTTCTTTAACACTTCTAAAAGTTTATTAATTTTTTCGTTCTTAAACTTTTATTAAACTAGTAATATTATAAACTATTAATAGCGCTTAATAAGTTCAGACAATTTTTAATAATCGTCTTCAATTTCTCATTCTCTCTAATAACTCTTAAGCATTCCTCTTTTGTTACATAATCACTATTTTTAAATCTATCTAATTCTTTTTCGGGTATTTTAAAATGTCCTCCATCTGTTTTTAATGCGTTTATTTCTCTACGCTTACACATATTTAAAACTTGATTATAAGATATACCACATTTTTGAGCAAATTGTTGAGGTGTTAGCATACGTTATTTTTCTATAACAGTAGCCGAAATAATAGGCATACCTGTTTCTTTATCTTTTTCCTCCACTATGCCGTATATCTTTACTGTATCTCCATCCTTTAATCCTTGTACACTTAATACATTTCTAACATGATAGACACCATAACCATTTTCCCTCTTCTGAGTTAACATAAAGCTAGGGAATATATCTAATTTACTTTCATTGTCAACTGCTGAAATTTTACCTTCTGCAAATACCTTCATGTTTTTAGCTTTTCCTGCATTTATTTTTACAAAATCAGCTTCAACAGCCTCTTTTTTTAGCTTTTCATTTAATTCTTCTTGTGTAGGTTCCTTCTTTTCCTCTTGCTTTGTTTCCTGTTTTATACTCGCTGTAGTATCTTTGTTTGTTGCAGCTCCACAACCAAAAAGCCCTAAAGATATTAGTACTATAAATAATAAAGATATTATTTTTTTCATTTTAATTCCCCCTCTTGGTAGCATAGTTTAATTATAACAAAAATGTAATATTTGCAAATAACCCATCAAATTTTAACTAACTAGATTAAAATTATTATACCTGGATATAATAAAAACTCTAAAGATTAACCCTCTAGAGTTCTTATCTATGTGTAATATATTTCTTATTTTTCAGGCACTAATCTTACACTTTTTAATCCTGCTACATTTATTATATCTCCCTGTTCTAAATCTATAATTACTTCTTTAACACCTAAATCTCCGCCTAATATTTCATTTGTTTTTGGTGCTCCAGATTTGTCATAGATTATAAAATTCCCTTGACCACTTTCAGCCATAGCTTTGTATCTTCCTTCTGTTATATCTTGTCCGCAAATCCAATAACCAGAATAAATACTTGTTTCTTTATAAGATATTAAGCTTCTTTTTATAGGTTTCATATTAACGCTCATACTGGAGATTTTTATTTTATTACCTTGTGTTAATATTATTCTATACTTATCAATACCTAAATCATCTCCACCTATTTCATTAGTTAATAAGGAACCATCTGTTGAATATATATTAAAATTACCTTGGCCATTAAAAGTCACATCATAAGCCCCTGCATCTATGTGACTTCCTACAGTATGTTCACCTGCAGATAATTCTTTAGTATTTTTATTTACAAAATCATTCCATTTCTTAGCTTCGGCGGCTTTAGCTTCTTCAGCTTTCTTTTTTTCTTCCTCTTGTAATTGTTTGGCTTGAATATCTTGTTCTTTTAATAATCTTTCATAATCATTTTTAATACTTGCTTTTTCTTTTTCACTCATATTTTCATACTTCTTTTCTATTTGAGAAAATTGAGTTATCTGTGCATCATCAAAATCCTTATAATGCTTTTTTAGTAATTCTTTATCTTTTGAGCTTAAAATACTTTTATTCTCTGCTGTAACTTCATTACTTGTTTTTACATCTTTCTTAGTATCAGACTTGGTAGGAACTGCAATAAACGCTATTATTGATAACACAATAGATCCTATTAATATTTTTTTATTCATTTTATTATCTTGCTTTTTAATAGCATTTTTAATTATTAATATAGTCGCAACAAGTGCTCCAATACACCCAATTAAAAATAAAATAATTGTAAGTGATTCCATGTAACATCCTCCTTAAATTTTCTATGAAATGAAATATATTCCACGTTGATTATATAATATTTTTACATAAAGTTCAAATTTTGTACATATTGTTACAAATAATTAAAAAGAGGTAGCCTTATTTAAAAAGCCACCTCTTTGTTTTTATTTTAGTTCTGCTAGTTTAATAATTTTATTTGTATTTGGTTGTCGCCAATAAATAAATTTCTCTTCTTGATGTACATCATATATAGATATCCATAACGGTGTAGTCTTATCTAAACAATACATATACTCTCCATTCTCTGGACAATTATCTTCAGCTGCCTCGACTGCCTTAGCAACACCAATAAATCTTGTACAAGCTCCTAACAACAGCCCTATTATTAAGAATCTAATTTCCTTTTTCATTGTTAATCCCCTATTCTTGTCTTAATAATTCTTTTCTTTCTTCTATTAATTTTTGTAATTCTTCTAAATCTTCTAGTTTCGCAAAGTTTTTTATAAAACTTCGTGTGTGTGATCTCTTATTTAAGTATTTGGCGTGTTCTTTATTTTTGTCATACCATTTTTTATTGGCTTCCGTTTGGTTACTTTTTGCCATTATAATCATCCTTTTTACTTTTAATTTCATGTTTTTCTAATTCTAATTTAGTTTTCTTCCTTTTATTATAAGTCAGTTTGATTAGCAGTAATAATATTACTATAATTGATATTATTAATAAATAATTTAATATTTTATTCATATACTTGTGATATAATATAGGAAAGGTTGAGGGGTTTAATCCCCCTCTTTTAACCTTTTGATTTCTAGCCTTAGCTTTTTGATTTCTAACTCCGTCTTGCTGTTCTGCAAACTCAGTTGACGGATTGTTAGTATTGAAATTACTAAGGCTATTAACTTTCCTATACTTTCTATCACTTGCTCACCTCCTTATCAATTACTATACTTATATTATACTATGCATAGTATAATAAATCAATACCTTTTTATGAAATATTTATATAATTTATAATAATTTTCCGAATAAAAAAGAGGGTACTTCCATTATCGAAGTACCCTCAAAATTGAAAGTTTATATATTTCTAATTGATTAATTTTTCTACATCTGGATATAATAAAAATAGACCAATACATAGCACCAATATATAAATCCATACAAAAAGAACCCCTTTTATTGGGGTTCTTTTGTTTAAATAAGGACGTTTGTATTTAACCTATTAGGAAGCATTATATTTATTATTCTACAAATGTTAAAAAATTCCTTTAAATGCAAAAAATAATAGCTATAGGGCATAAGCTACAACTACCATTTTTAATAATACATCTCATGTTGTTGTTCAACAGCCTTACACAGAAAATGCTGTTATAATAATTAGACTATTTAAATACATCTCATGTTAATGTTCAACAAGTTATCAAAAGACCAATTATCAAAACAAAAGTAATTTAAATACATCTTATGTTAATGTTCAACTGACATAGTAGGAGTAAAAACTCTAGGCTATGGCAATTTAAATACATCTTATGTTAATGTTCAACGATTTTATAGAAGAAGATATTGTAGTAGGTTTGCCATTTAAATACATCTTATGTTAATGTTCAACCATAGTAAAATAGCCATTCCTTAATTTTAAGGATAACATACAACTATTGATTTTACAAGGTTCTCTAAAAAATTTCCCAACCGATTGTAATATTTTCAAATCTATATAAAAAATCTACCTTAAGCCCTTGTATAGCAATGACTAAGATAGGTTTTAAAATTAAAGTAGGTTGGAAAAATAAAAGGTACTTCCATTACAGAAGTACCTTCAAAAAATTAATATCTTATATATTTAGCATAAACATAACCTCCATGTGGAGGATAATATATATGTATCCAATCTCCTTCTTTACGGTATAATTGTACTTTTGATCCATTAGGTAAAGCACCTAATATTTTAGAAGATGTACTTTTAGCTTCTCTTACATTTACACCGCTTGGTGTATTTATAGTACCTGATTTACCATCTAAATTAACCCAGCCACTATTGTTGCCTGTTGGTTTGCTTAGTGCAGGTGTTACATTAGAAGATGTCCCTAAAACACCATTTACTATTGCCTTAGCAATTCCATTCATACCATATTTATTAAGTATGGCTACATCACTAGAACTATCTATAAAACATACTTCTATATAAATTGTTTTTGCTTTAGTTCTTTTAGTTAGTGCTAAAGGCTGGTCTTTAATTCCTCTATTCCTAAATCCTAAATTATTTAACTGTTTTAATACCCTATCTGCTTCTACTAAATATTTACCGCTATAAGTATATACTTCTGATCCATAACCACCTACTGTAGTATTAAAATGTATACAAATATTTAAATCTGCATTTACTGAATTACATAAAGCTACTTGTTTATTTAAACTTTCTTGTAATGTTGATGCATAATCTACTCTACATATGTTAGTGCTATGTCCTCTGCCTCTTAATTCTTTATCTATTTCCCCTACTAATTGCCTTGTTAATACTTCTTCTTTTAATCCATTTATTCCTCTAGTTCCTACATCTCCACCGCTTAATGTATGCCCTGGATTTAAATTAAATAACATAAAACATTCCTCCTAAATTTTAAAAATAAAAAGAACAGGTATTAATCCTGCTCTTTACTTTCTTTTACCGCTTGTCTAGCACTAGATTGACCAAAATAAAATCCTATTATTAATGTAAATACAGAAAGAAATTCTGTACTACTTATATTTCCCTTATAGGCTAAAATGCAAAATACTATAGTAGTCAGTAATGCTATTATCTTTTTAATCTGTAAGAATTGTTTTAGAAATTCCATGTAAACACCCTCTCTATTTAAAAATATTGTGTTGGATTGCATAAAAAAAGAAGCTTACTAAAGCTCCTACTGATAATCCTATATACCATTTTAAAACAGATACTAATTGTTTTAACTGGTCACAAAGATTTTCAATCTTAGTATCTGTCCTAGATTGGTTTTGTTCTATTTTATCAATTCTTTCTGAATGATTATTAAGTCTAATATCATGTACATTTATTTTTTCCTCTATCCTTTTATGCTTTTCCTCGCAGACTTTTAATTCCACATTACACCTCCAAAATTATAATAAAAAAGAACCTACATTTAACAAATAGGTTCTTTTTTTAAGTTGAAATATGTTAACCAAATAAATTTTTCAATAAATCACTCATTGACTTAAACTGTGTATCACAAAATTTTCTTTCTTTTTCTTCTTTTACTAAAGTAAATCCAAAATTTGTTTTTTCATTTAATTCTAACTCTTCCTTTAGCATAGTTATTGTTTCTTTATATATCTATTACTTAATTTCATTCTTCAATAATGGATTTGAATATAATGTATATAGATCATATTTCTATCTGTACCATATTCCTAGTAACTTCTCATCAAGTAAATTATTTATATACCTTAGGAACTTCATTATGAGTTTCATATTCTTGTATATCTTCAATATATAATTTGCCTTTTTTCTCTATAATTGATGCAACTGTTGGACTTTTTAATACACCACATATTTCATTATGATCTCTATCATATATAAAGCGATCAAATTCAAAATATATAAATATCTTATTATCAATTTTTTTCTGATTGAGTTCATTTATCTTTATATCTATACTTATTGGTCTTTTAAAGCTTGAGTTATCATAAAATCTATATGAATTTGCTTTTAAAAATGCTTCTTCTGAAACAATATCTTTCATCTCTTCATTATACCCATCTTTACAAGTATAGACTTTACTTATTATATTATTAACTGTTACATAATGTTTTTTAGTTTTAAAAAACATTAATCCACTTATCAATATTAATATTGATATTAATATTGATATTAATATTAAATGTTTTTTCTTCAGCAATTATTTCACCTTCTTATTTACCAATATTATAACAAACATTATTTTTTGGATAAATAATATATTTTGATGTGCTTACTTAATTTCATTATATTTTAATTACTTTTATATTAATTCGCTAAATTTATCTATTTCCGATTATATCCATTTATGCTCATAAACCTTTATTTATAGCCATTTATAAGTATTTATATATATTTATATCTACTATTGCGAACTAAAAAAGACACCTTATTAAGTGCCTTCCAGTTCTTATTATATTATTCCTAATTGTTTATTTACTTCTTTATTTGTCCTATTTGAAGCTTCTAATATTTTTCTATAAAGTAAATTACCAGTGTATCCTTGTTTTAAATATTTATTTTCATAATACTCAAATGGTAAATTAGAATTATTAATATTCAAATATGCTGCTAACTCTCTATCTTTCATTAATTTTCTAGCTTGCATTCTATATTTGTTTCTTAATAAATGAGCCTTTATAGCTTGCTCTTTTATTGCTAATGATTTATCTATTTTATTAACAATGTTTTTATCATGATAAATATACCATTCTCTTACTTTTGGATTACTTAGTTTTCCAATTAAATTTTCATATTCTTCAAAATTAATATCTGTTCTAACCTCTTAAACCCTTCTTTTTAATATTTGCATCATTTATATAGTATATATGATATATGAAAATTTGTCAATCTGAAATCAAAAATGTAAATTTTATACACATCATACACATCTTATCCTTCTATAACCCTTTCTTGTTCTTCTTCTATAAACTCTTTCATTTTTGCATTAATCCATGTAGACATCCTTATTCCTTTTCTTTCAGCTATCTTACAAAAATTTTTATATATTTCAGGATCTAGTGTAATATTTTTTCTTATAGTTGCCATATGCAATCCCCCCTATTGGAAATTATACAATACATACCATAAATTATAAATACACACTAATAAGTATAAATGTATATAATTTATCTATTGCGTAACTTCTTCTACACCTGTAATATCTGCTGTATTGGTTATTATATAATCTTCTACTGCTTTTCTATACTCTTCATTAGTTACATCATCAAGTTCAAAAGGTCTTTTCCTTAAAGGATTTTCCCCTTTATTTATTATTCTTTCAGCTATTATTCTTACTACTATTTCATTAACCATATTATAAGATACCTCCTAAATTTTTATTTTCTGATAAAAGTAATTGGTTTTCTAATTCTTGCTTTTCTCTTTTTAATTTTTCGTCTTCTGTTTCAGTATATTTTTTATATTTATCTATAACTATTTCTTTAGTATTAATATCTACATGATATTCTTCTACATTATCTAACACTGTACTTCCATATTCCAAATCTATATAATCTATTTCTTTAGGTCGTAAATCATTAATCATTTTTTCTGTTAGACCAGAATCATAACGTTCTTCTAAACAACCGTTTAGAACTGTGCCAGTAACTTTATTAAAAATAATTCTTTTCTCTATTTGCATTAATATACCTCCTATTCATAAGCCCAATATTTTAAATTTCCACCATCTCCAATTTTTGGTAGATATACATTAAAACCTCTAGTTATTATTCTACTTTTAATTTTTTCACCATGACTAGTTATTTCATCACCACTGTGATCTGTAAACGATCCATACATATTGTATATATCAGCAATATTAGAAATAATAAGATTTAAGCTATCAGTATAAGGAGAGCCTGAATACTTATAACATGAAACTATTACTTTTGAAGGTGTAAAACTTAAGCCTGTTACCGACATTATTCTATCAGTATTAATAGTTACTGATAACTCTCCACATGCCCATCTTTTACCATTTGGTACAATTCCACCACTATAATAACCAGCTGGTACAGTAGCACCAAATCCGAGATTGAATGTTCCTCTATTGGGCATTGTTCCTGCAATACCAGTATCATCATCATTGCTGAAAGTCTTTCCTGCTAGTACATTCTCAGCAATGGCGTTCCCCTCTGCACTAGCCTTGATAAAAAAACAATCTTTAGTAGCGTTATACCAAACCGAAACCGCTTTTCCTGCAGTTAAATTAGGTGTAGTAGTTGTATTGGGCTTATATAATTTTTTCCCATTTATGGTTGTAGCATTTTTATTATTGTTACTACTTACTATAAATGTTGTGGCATATCCATTTACTAAAGTAGGTAAATTTAGATTTATTGAAGTTGCTGTTCCTCCAGCTGTTTGATATGTCGTAATATCAGCCAAATCCGACTTAACAGTGGATATTTGCATCTGTAATTGTGCAGCAATATCTTCATTTGGATCTAAACTATTTTTTAAATCATCTACCCAATCAGTAAATTTTTTACCAGTAATAATTTTAAATTCATTTAGCCATTTCTCAAAATCGCCTTCATGAACATTTTTCTGTTCATTGAACCACGCTTGAAATTGCCTAAAAATCTCTGTGGTATCAACTTGTTGAATAATAGCATGTACAATACCGCATAGTTCTTTGTTTAGCCTTGTGTCTGTTATATCAGATTGATTAATTTTTATTGCACCATTCTTTACATATACATCTCCTATGGCAATTTCGTAAGCGTCTGCATCTCTTTGTAGCGCTGGAGCTATTGGGCTACTTGCATAATTACCTTTTTTCAAAACTGGTATAATATCTCGTTTTAGATAGTCTAATCTCAATACAACCCTGTCTATTCTACTAAGCACACCATCTGCTACATCTAACTGTATAATATAATCATCTGTATTTTCAAAATCTCGGCCAAGTATATACCCATCACCTTTTTTTATTCTTATCTGCATGTTATTGTCTATAGCAACCACTTGCAATCCCGTTGCTGGATTAGGATATACTCCAGTTCCTATAAATTTAGCAAAGTATCGAGCGAAATCTTCTGCCAAATATGCTCTATCTGGAACGCCATTAGCATCATAAACAGCATTAAAAGGAAAACTTTTTATCATAATATTATCACCTCACTACCTGTTTAATTTTATCTATAATTGTAGGAATGTTATTTCCAAACACTACATTAACCTCTAACCCTTTTTCCTCATATACTTCTTCTATTTCTGTTATTCTTGTATCTATTCTTATTCCCCAATTCTTATCTACTACAGTTACTATGTCTCCTAAATCAAAATCAACTTTATATTTGTTATTACCTAATACGTTTATCTTACTATCAAAGGTTTGTATTTCCTTACATTCTTCTAATTTTTCTTTACCTCTTTGAAGTAACAAAGGTTTATACCGTTCCCAAGGGATTTCAACTTCTTCTGTTTCCTCATGTTCTCCAGTAACATTACCTTCTTCATCATAATCCGTTACTATTTTTTTCTTTTCCTCTTTATCAGTTATATCTCTAGCATCTACGTACAACTCATATCTATCTAATCCGTTACCATTTTCTATATATGTTATTTTTCTATCTTTACCTTCTCCAGCACCAGCTATCAATGTTGTATTTCTATAATTATTTAAACTATCCATGTATTCCTGTTCTAAAATATTTTCAAAATCCCTAGAAAAAATACAAGGTGCTATAGATCCATTATTTATGGTTCTATCAACACCTTTATATATATCAAATTTAATTAATCTACTTTTTATATCTAATATATTTTTATATCCTAAGTTATTTGTATTACTTATATTTTCTAACTGCTCTATTATGTTCCCAAAACTATTAGTATATTTAATATCTTCTGTAAAGTTCTTTAAATCTCCTAAAATTAAATTTGGAATTTTTCTGTTTATATTAGTTGGGTTAATAGCATTATAATTAACTAATTCCCTCATTAAATCCTCTGTTTTCCCATCAAAACTAACTCTATCCCAGCTAATACGCCTATCTAAATAATTAGTTAAAAATTTACCTTTAACTTCTAAATATTCTTGTCCATCTTCTCCTATTTTTAATTGCCTAGTTTCTATATAACCAGCTTCAACATCATTCTTTTTATAAACTACATTATCTCTTTTTAACAATTCTAATGTATTAGAATTTAAAGCACAGTGTAATTCAAATTCACCCGATTTATTATACCTCCTAATCCATCTTAGAGAAGTAAAAGTATCTAATATTCCTTTAAGTTCTAAATCTCTATTAAATATATATAATTCCAATGATACTCACCTCTTTTATTCTCTTATTTTATTAAAAATATTGTTATGAGCATTAATTAAATTTTCTATAGCAGTATTTATTTTTTCATAATTCTCATCATCTTTAGGGCAAGATTCCTTTGCTTTATATAAAGAATAAAAAGCATCTTCTAAATATTCTATAATTAGCTCTAATTCTGTTATGTTTTTAATATTCTACACCCCCAAATATTGTGGACTAAAATATATATTAACCTCTAAATTATCCAAATTACTATCTGCATTGTAACGAAATAAGTTATCTCCTACATCTAATTGTAAGAATGTATCTCCTCCGCCTACAATATCTAAATAATTTAATATGTCTGTTGTAACACCATTAAGCTCTTGTAATATTTTTTTCTTTCCATAATTAGTGTTTATTATAAACTTTTCTCCTGCAACCATTTCTTTATTAATCTTTAAAAACTTTCTAGTATTTACATTAAATAAAGATGGATTTTTAAGAGTACCCCTTGCGAAAAATTCTATTATCATTCCAGTTTTTACTTGTCCATTATTTAGCACATTAACTATTAAAGAAGGCTCCCTATGCCCCATTGTAATGCCTTTCCCTTGTGGAATTACTAAAGGGAAATGAAAATCTCCCTTCCATAATGCTATATTAATTTTACTATCAATATAATCTTTCCAATATGGATTATTACATAAAAGACTTATTTGAAATTTAGGATTATTTTCTTTAGGTATAATAGGTGCAGTTTCCACTATGCATTCTACATATTTTTTTATATTCCCATCTGTATAAATTAATTTAGCCTGTAATTTGGGGTTTACTATACTTAATAGTTTTTCCCTATTAATTTCTTTATTATCTATAATTGCACCTTGGATAACTACATTTCTGTCATCTAAAGTACTTCCTACACAAGTACTTCCATCTTGCCCCATTCCTTTATTACTATAAATAGTATTTTTTAATCCGCTTATCCCATCTATATTTTGTAAGAAAAAAGGACTCCAAATAGAAAATTCTATCTGTTGTCCTTTTTCATTTTCAAATATAAATTTTTCTTTTTTATTCATATCACCACCTCACTTTTACCAATTTAACGCTAATTCTCTTAAATTGTTTTTAGATTGTCTAGCCAATTCGCTTGGAGTTGGCACTGGAGAATAAATATGTTGTGTTACATTTATTCCATTACTGCCATTAAATCCTTTTAATACACTATTAGCTACCTTTGTTGCTACACTTTCAGCGGTTTGCATAACCAAGTCTTGACTTGCATCATGGTTAAAAATGCGAGTTCCTCTTGGAAGATCGTAAAGTTCATAATTGCTATTTCTACCTGGAGCATCATGTAAATAAGTAAGTCCTCCGCTAAAGTATCTATCTCCTGTCCATTTTTTTTGTGGCTCGGGGTCTCCGCTAGTTTTAGATTTAATCCACCTTATGATGGGATTGTTAGCAAACCAACTCTTTAATTTTTCCCATTTGCTCATTATGTGTCCGTCCGCTGTATCAATATCTTTAAGAGTATCACTGTTCATTTTTTGTATTTGCTTTACAACTCCATCCTTAAGCTCGTTAGCCTTACTAATAGATCCTTGCTTTTGCCTATCTGCTTCCTTTAACATTTTATCGGCCTGCTCTTTTGTTATAACCTTACTTTCATCTCGCATTCTAATTATTTGTTTAACAGTTCCATCATACTGCTTATTAGCTTTATCTACTGCACCTTGTCTTTGCTTTTCTGCGTTTTTAATTGTATCAGAGGCCTGCTCTGCTGTTATTCTCCCGTTATAGCTTTTTAGCCTTTCCAATATCGCCTTTTGTTCAACTTCACTAGTAGATAGGGTTTTAACTGCATTTTCTTTCATTTGCTTTTGTAGACCGTCTATCGTTTTTGCTTCATCTTCTGTTATTTGTCTGTGATTATTTGCTGCATGTTGAATAATTTGATTAATTTGATTTTGCAATCCATCAATCGTCTTTTTTTTATCTTCCCAGCTTTTTGTAGTTGTTTGTAATATTTTAGATTCCTCTGTTGTGGTTAAAACATTACTTCTGCTAAAAAATTCTTGCTGGCTTTGTAATTCTTCCGACTTCTTTTTATCTAATCCAACCTTAATTTTATCCCCCATATCTTTGTATAATTGTTGTAAATTAGCAGATTGTTGTTTAGTAATCGCAGTGCTTTTGTTTAAAGTGTCTGTAAATTCTTTTATTGTTTGCTCTTTCTGCTTTTTACTAAGTCCTTTAGTGCCATTTACCATTGCAGTATATTGTTTTATTATTTCATCTTTATTTTTTTTAGTTAGTAATCCTGTGTCATTAACTAATTTTTTAAAATTAGTTGTCATAGTGTTTTTTTGTTCATTGCTTAAGCTACTAGATTTTTTACTCATATCATTAAAATTTTTAATAACTTTATCTTTAGCTTGCTTAGTAAATTTATCCGAGTTTACTACTAAGCTTGTTAAAGCGCTACTAGCTTTCTTATCTATTTCCATGTACGCTCCAACCGCTTTTTTAGTTTCTTTTGTAAAATTGACTAATTTAGTCGTTGCCACAGTTGTTTTATGCCCATATTGATCTACTGTTGTTTTTGTTGTTTTTAGTTTTTTATCGAACAAATCCACGGCTGGAACTGCATCTTGTTTTAAATTTTGGTGTAATTTATATGCTCCAAATCCTACTGCTGCTACTCCTGCCGCTGCAATACCTAGTACAGGAACAGATATTCCTAAAGTTGCTGCTAATTTTGCAACTCCTCCTGCTGCTAATCCACCAGCAGATTTTACACCACCGAACGCTTTAGTGAGCAAACCAGTTTTAGCAGCACTTGTCGCCATTGTAGTTCCTGCCGTTGCTGTTGTTGTAGCTGTTGCGCCAATTTTAAGTCCTAACGCTCCTAATGCTATTTTTGTATTACCTACTCCTATAAGTAGGCTACCGATACCTTTTGTTACTCCTGCAGTAGCAATTGCCATAGCTCCAAACTTAACAATATTTTTTTGTGCCTCAGGGTCTAATTTACTAAATTTATCAGCTAGCTCTGAAATTTTATTAGCTGCAGTTGTTATGCTCGGAGCTAATACTTCAAAGATTTTTATTCCTGCACCTTCCAGTGCAGATTTCATTTCTGTAATTGAGCCTTTGGCATTTTTACTCATAGTGGCTGCCATTTTATCTGTTGCACCCTTACTAGTATCTATAGCATTAGTAAGCTTATTAACATCTTGTGGGCTAGCATTTATAACACTTAGCCATCCAGACATAGCCTCTTTACCAAAAATAGTAGAGACTACTTGCGCTTGAGTTGCATTATCTAAATTCCCTAATTTTTCCCTGAGTTCCCCTATAAGTTGTCTAAATGGCTTCATTTCCCCACTTGAATCCTTAATCGATATACCATATTTATCCATAGCAGCCGCCATATCATCAGTCGGTTTGACCAAGTTGGTTAAGCCAGACCTTATTGCCGTACCTGCTTTATCTGCTTTTATTCCTGCATTGGCCATTAATCCTATTGCAATCGCAGTATCTTGTACAGTATAGCCCAATGCTCCTGCCACTGGTGCTGCATATTGGAATGTTGCTCCCATCATACCAACATTAGTATTTGCATTACTACTAGCTGATGCCAAAACATCAGAAAACATTCCCGCATCTTTAGCTTTTAATCCGAACGCTGTTAATGCATCTGTTACGATATCACTTGTTGCTCCTAGTTCTTCTCCGCTGGCTATAGCTAAATTAAGGATTGGTGGTAAACCATCAAGCATATCTTGTGTTTTCCACCCTGCCATAGCCATGTATTCTAATCCTTCCGCGGATTCTTTAGCACTAAATTTTGTTTTAGCGCCCATTTCTTCAGCTTTAGCTTTTAACTTTTGAAAGTCTTCCCCAGTTGCTCCAGATATAGCTTGCACTTTAGACATTTGTGCTTCGAAATCCATCCCTACTTTTGAACTTACTATTCCTACTGCTGCAATAGGTGCTGTAAGTTTTAACATTTTATCTCCAGCTTTAGAGATATGTTCGCCTGCACTTTTATATTTTTCTCCACTTTCTTTTAACTTTTGTCCATGTTGCAACCACTTGTTAGAACCCTTCTCTAACTCTTTATTTAATTTGTTTAATTCTCCTTGTGCCTTATTCATTTGGGTTTTAGCTTTGTTCAAATTAGTGTCATAGTTTTGTATTTTTTTTGCGTTAGATTCTACTGCTTTTTCTGCTTTTTTATGTTCTTCTGTTAGTTTATCTACTTCTGCTTTAGCTTTTTTAGCCTCTTCAGATTCTTTTCCATATGTTTTAACTGCATTTTCATATTTTTTGTTAGCATCATCTAGAGATTTTTTTAATTTATCTCTAACTTTTATATTATCATCTAGTTTAGTTTTACTTTTTTCTATAGCTTTACTGTATATATCTACTTTTTTAGAGTGTAATTCTACTTGTCTACTTAATGCTTCTTGTACAGATTTTAATTTTTCACTATTTTTTCCGAACGCTTGCACTCCACTAGAAGCTAATTTCATCTGCGATTGAGCATTCCTAAGTTCGCTATTTACACCTTTTAAGCTAGAATTAAATCCACTACTATCTAATACCATTTTCGCAGTTATTCGCTTTTCCACATTACTAGCCATTATTAACCTCCTTTCTAAATTTTTTGCATTAAAAAGGCACTCGAGAGAGTGCCTTATAGGAATGGAATATCTTCTATATTTACTTTTTTATAGCTTGTATCATTTGTAAGATTATTTTCTTCATTATCATTTTTGATTTCCCATCTGTTAAATTTACAATGTAAGTTCCACATATTAACTATTTCTTTAAAAGTACTATTCCAGAACTCCTCTTTTGTATAATTCAAATGTGTATGCGCTACGTAAAACAACCAATCAAAGTTAATTTCATACTTTGATTGGTTGTTTAGTTTTTTTCTTTATCTTCATTTTCTTCTTTCACTTGGGTTTCTTCTGTTTTATTTACTCCCATGTAATCCCAATACAAATTTAATACAAAGTCAATTAATTCTGTATTTATTTGTTCTGGTGTTAATTTCTCTATTAATTCATCTATTGTAAATTCTTTAGTTGTTTTTATTTTTTCTCCATCAACTTCTTTTATTTCTTGATCTACGCAACAACAAGTTAATAATTTAATTGCATTATTGTAAAATTGTTTTCCTTCCATTATCCCATTTATAACAAGTGCATAATTTTCATATTTCTCATCTATTTTCAAAACAGTTTTGTTTGTCATTTTAAAACCGTATTCTTTATTACCTATCTTCATTTTCCTTATTTTATCTAACATATTATCCAATCCTTTCATCAATAAAATTTAGGGCAGATTAAATTAGATCAACCCGCCCTTTGTAGATTAAATCTCTTTATTTTCTATTGTTTCAACCTTTTCTTTTGGTATTATTACTTCCTTAAAGAATTTTTCATCTGTCATTCCATCCTCTTCGTCTACTTTCCATTTCCATAATCCATTATTTTTCAGCGGAGCAAATGATCCTTTCATTTTTTTTGTTTGGAAATTTGATTTCCCCTCTTTTCCTTTATAAGATTCGTCTCCTATACTAAAAGTTCCATTATATATAACTATATATCTAGCTTTCCTATTTCCTTTTATTGCTTTACCTAATATAGCCAAAGAAGGCGCTTTATCATCGTCATGGTACATTACACCCCCTTCTTCAGCTAATTTATGGCCCATGCAATAATTTTCATTTTCCTTGTCTAAATCTGTTATATCTAACTCAGTATCTACATTAGCAAGTGTAGAATCGCTTAACCATAGTTTATTTTCAGCATAAAAGTCATCTACATTGATTTTGGGCTTTAATCCTAGTTCCTTAACTCCTGGCAAATATCTAGGAGTATCAAACTTCATTCCATTTATATCATCTTGCAAAACATGCGCTACATAGATTTTTTCAAATCCAACCACTGGCACTACTTGTGTTACTTGCTCATCCATTATTTATCCCATCCTTTTTAAATTATTTTTGCATTAAAAAAGACTAGTCTTTACTAGTCGGTAAACTTATAGAGAATCTTAATGCTTTATGATATAGACCTGTCTCTTTTTCGTACAGGTCGGCTGCTGTATCTCTATTAAATTCATTTTGTATCATTATTTTTTTAACTATATTTTCAAGTTGCGTATAATCTGCTTTGCTGAATATATCCACTTGAACTACATAAGTAGTATAATCTTCTTTTCCTTCTGAATACTCTGTCCCATATTCATTAATTATTTCATACTCAAGATATAACTTTTTATCTGGATTTACAGCATGAAGAAAAAATACTTTGCCATCTGGTAATAAATTAATTATTTCTTTATTTTCCAAAGTTTGTTTTAAGTATTTTTTTATATTCACATAAAATCACCTTGCTTTTTCTAGTAATTCTTTCGTAAGAACAGCTAAAGCCTCGTCTTCACTGCTTTTAACTGCCCTATCAAAAAAGCCTGCATTAGCTTTAGATTGACTTGTACCAAATTCCCTCATAAAATCATAAAAAGCCGTTAATCTTACTGTTCCAACTGTAGCAAAACCTTCCTTTTTAACGCTTTTCTTTCTTTTAGATAATCTTTTAGTTTTGCCTATTGGTATTTGTCCATCTAAGCTTTTATCAACAATATCTAATCCTCTTCTTACAGCGTTTCTTTCATCAGCTTCATCAATAGTCATATTCTCTAGCATAGAAGTAAACTCTTCCATACCTTCAATTTCAATACCATCAGCCATTAAATAACCTCAATAGTCTTTATCTTAAGCCATTTATTTTTATATTGTATATTATCTATAAAAGTTATATCAAAATATCTATATTTATCTTTTTCTTTTGTAGCATTTTTATCTTTTATAGTTTTAATTCTATATTCTTTAGTATTTATATTTTTTAAATCTTTACAATATCTAACTATAAATTCTACTGTATTTTCTGCTTGTACTGCCTTTGCTGCATAAAATTCTTTTCCCCATAGATTATTCATGGATGCCCGGACAGCTTTATAATCTATCCATTCGTCTATATCAAATCCATTTTCATTTTGTGTTGTACTATATTTTTGTATAACTATCCTTTTATTCAAATCTCCTATATTAACCTTAAACATTTATATCACCATCATAGTTACTTAATTTATCAAGTATGCTAGTTGTAATTCTATCCTGTTTGACATTTTGTGGTATTTCTGTGCTTCTGTTTTCGTACATATCAGTACAAAGTTTCCTTTGTAACAAACTAGCTAATTTAACCATTTTTTCATCTTGTTTATACCCTTCTCCTACCATAGAATCTATATATATTTGGCTTATTTCCATTAATTCTTCTGGGAGATTATCAGATTCATCATCAACTATTATATAATCTTTTATTTCCTCAACTGTCATATTATCACCTACTTACTAAAAGGGTAGCATTAAGCCACCCAATTATTAAAATTCTATTTTCTTTATAGATCTCTTAGCTCCTAGAACTGGTACAAATCTTTCAAGAATTCTTAGTTTTACCGTATCATCTTTAAATCCTGCTTCTGTACTTCTTGCGATAGTTACAGCTTTTCTATCGCAATATTTAACCGCTTCATTCATATTAGCTACATAAAATACTTGTGTTTTGCCCTCTGATACCGGTAATAAGATATCATCTACAGTAATAATTGGTTTCTCGTGGAAATACTCAACTCCGTTTATATTTGTTATAAGGTTTAATGATCTACCTTGTTTATCTTTTTTGTTCTTTAATTCTACATATCCTGCCACATTAGTCAAGGTAACTAATCCAGCTTTTATAGAAGGTAAAGACCCATCAATAGCTTTCTCTACATCTTCATAAGAAGTCGCCCCATCAACCTCAGTAGCATTGTCCTTTATTACTTTCAATATTTTAGCATTTTCTTTAACTGTTGCTATGTTGGCAAAGTTCTTTTTAACTAAACCTTCCATTTCAACTTCTGCATCATCTACAGTTTCAGACGCTAAAGATTGAATTAAGCCTACTTTAGCACACTTAAAAGGTACATCAGTAGTTACAAGTGTTCCATCTACTATATCTTCGCCCTCTGCAACATCTGCCATTTCGTTCTGATCTAGGTCAATAACTGGTATAGTACCTTCATTTTTTATAACTGGTATAACATCACATAACCCTTTTAGTGAGCCAAAGCCTTTTTGTATTTCAATTAATTTATTTACGAATTGCTTTGGAATAACTGCAGCATTATCTACAGATTTTATATTTGCTCTTTCTTCTGTCGTTGTTTCCTCTCCCATTACTGTTTTAACTATAGCCCTAAACTCATTGTTCTCTTCTGGTTGAGCTTTCTTTTTTCTTTGATTTTCTAGCTCTCTTTTTTCCTCTTCCTCTAGTTCCTCTGCTGCCTTAATTAACTTTTCTAGACCTCTCTTTTCTTCCATTGCTTTTTCAGCTTCAGCTACTTTTTTATCCTTTATAAATTCTCTAATTTCTACCTTCTTAGCTTCTAATTGTGCTCTTAATTCTTCCAATCCCATTATTTATTCACCTTTCCTTCACTAATTTTTTGTATAAAAAAAGAACTGTTATAATTCCAGTTCTAAATTTAATAATTTAAGTTCTAATTCTCTTTTCTCATCTTCATTTTTAGAAGTATCTTCTTCTATTTTTTCAATAACTATATCTTCGAATGACCTTAATTCGGTTGTTATTTCCTCATTCTCTCTAGTTTCTACGCTTGTACCATAATACGCTGGTATTCTGCTATCATCTAATATAGAAACTTCTCTAAGCTCAATTTCATCTAAATATCTTCTATCAATTCCATCATCCGTTTTTCCCCAACTGTCTTTAATTTTTTTAAATCCAAAGCTCCATCCTACTAATTTATTTTCCTTTGCCTTTTGAACAACCTCAGGATCATAAACTCTAGTTTCAGCATATAATCCTATGTTGTCCTCTCTAAGTTTCAAGTTCTCTTTGCTTGTACCTAATTTTTTATTATTATTGTGATTAAGCAAAAATGTTATATTATCATTTTTGCTTATAGCATTTTTCCATACACCTGCTCTTACCTGTTCTACAAATTTTCCTTTAGGACTTGGCATTGGCCTTGAATCTCTTTCTACCGCATTAATATAACCTTCTATAATTACATGGTCACTTCTTATCTCCACCCTCACTTGTATCACTCCCTTTCTTATTTAAATAACTCACATTTCCAACTAATAAATCCCTCAACAATACTTGTCCTGAAGGTAATGTTATAATAAGCTCTCCACCTATTTTTTCTACTCCTAAAATATCTCTAGCATGATCCAGGTCATAAACTCCATTCTTAACATATGTGCTTATTACTTCTGCTTGGGTTTTGCTATCTGTTCTAAGCAATACATTAATATTAAATCTTATTTTGTATCCCAACTCTCTTTCTCTTGGAGTTAATAGTTTCCAATCCATTTCTTGTTCTATCTGCTCAAATATAACAAGTAAACATTCAGTTAGATATTTTATATTGTCTTGTTCCTCAGAACTAGCATTTTCTTTTACAAACCCTAATTTGGTTAAAGGCACTCTAAAAGACATAGCTATTTCTTCTTTAGATAGCTTTCTTAATTCGGTATATTGTGCATCACTTAACGATAAGTTAAGAGGCTGTATATTATAGCCTGCTGGAATAGTGAATATCCTACCATTATTTGAATAAACTCTATCAAATTTAGCTTGTACCTTTTTTAGTTCTTTTTCCTCTTTAATGTCTGAGGTCATTTGCACAACAATTTTATTAGTTAATCCATTAGTAAACAGCTTATTTAAATAATTTTGGCTTTTTAAGCTACTATCTAAGCTTTCTGATAAAATACTTCTATTTGCTTTGCCCTTTATTCCATCAAGTGTAAAATCTCTTAGAATAATTATATTTTTATCAAAACAACAACCTGTTTCACCATCTACCCCCTCAAAATCCCATAGAATTTTATTATTCTTAGTGCTATTAATTAATCCAGAATTATCAATTGTACAATTATTTATTTTAACAGGATATAGGCCTTTTATTTTTCCTCTTTCCCTATCAATGAAAAGTCCTGCATATCCCCAATGTTTAGCTAACGCTATAAAAGCTTTATAACAATCTATAGCACTCATATAGGGGTTAGGTCTTAATCTTAATAAATCATATAAATAATGTTCCTTTGCTAATACTTCTCCTTTCTCTGTTTCTTTTTTTATTTGCAATGTACATTTTGCAATGTCTTGAGATATATTATTTATACAACTAAAATATGTGCTTTCCCTCATTTCAAGTTCAAAAGGTATAATATCAAATCCATTTTCAAAAGAATATACTGACTTCCAGTCATTTATGTCAACTGCTTCTCTTCTTTCAATCAATTTATCAAAAATCACTTATGTTCACCTCTTTTCACCTCGATTTCCTCTAAATTTATATAAAAATATACTAAAAGCTATTAGAATGATACCTAAAAAATACAATCCAAAGTATAAATTCATCTTGAAATTGGTGTAAATAATGATAAGAAGTCCAATAAAAAAGACCATTTCCATGATAAAAATATCATTTAAAATAGTCTTATTAAGTAATTTATTAAGTTTTTTCTTCATTTTTATCACCTTCTTTCTACCAATCTGTTTTGTCTAATTCATCTACGGCATCATAGTGAATATCTCCACCTACAAATTCTGTATAGCAAAATACTAGAACTACAACCATATCTATTCTCTGCTTGTTTTTATCCTCTTTTACAAGCATTTCGTCGTCCGATTTACCCTTTGAAGTACTAGCTTTATTCATACACCAGTTGAGTAGTTCATTTTCAACATATCTAACTTTGCCATCATATACGGCTTTTCTATATTCTTTAGTTGCTGGAGATAAATTTGTATAAGTTTGTTTTAACATCACAACGTCAAAATCTTCTGACAAACGCTCCATCATCTCTTTTGCATTCATTGGATCTGTTACTATTACCTCAATTTCACATTCATATTCAGTTTCTATATTTCGTATATGTTCTTCAACAAGAGTATAATTTACAGTCATTCCAGAATGAATATCACAGTAACCTGCTTTTTCATATTTTTTATAGTCTATTTTTTCCCTTCGGTCTGGAAGACTATCCTCAGGTAAAAATCCATGAGATTTACAATAAACAATTCCTTTATCTTCAAACTCTATACCTACCGCTGTTAGGTCGGTAGTCACCGACAAATCAACGCCAACTTTAACCTTTTTACCTTTAATTCTTTCCCTAAATTCTTTTTCAGTAATACTCCACTTTTTCCAGTGATTCATATCAAGATATTTATTTTTTTCATTAGTTTCAAGAAATATATTAAAATTTTTGGTCAATAATTCTTCCTGTTCACTTGTTTTTATCTTAGCTTTTTCCCTATCTGCTCGAATCTCTTCATAGTTTTCTTCAACCCTTAGAGGATTGGCTTTATATAATCCTCTATCTGTCCAAGCTTCTTCTTTTGTACAATAATATAACAAACAAAATAACTTTGGATCAACGACAACTCCATTTAATACAGCTCTATCATATTCTAATTCTTCTAACATAATTGAATCACTTTCAGCATAAGCAGTAGTTGTCTGCATTTGAATTGGATTTAATACACTTAACTGGCCTTTTCTCATTGCCTGAATATTATCATTTGTTGTAAAAGCTCCTACCTCATCAGCAACAAAACATGCAGGTCTTATAGAGTTGTTTTTATTTGCTTTCGCAGTTCTCGGAACATAATAACTATTAGTTATTAAACATTTAATTATACCTATTTCGCTATCTGATACAAAAAAATGTTTTTTAATATTTGGACTTGATGCAATTAATTGTGCCATAGCTTTTCTTGTTTCTTTTGCCAAGTCCCTATCTATACATATACTATAGAATTCACTGAAATTTTGTTCAGTAAGCATTAGAATGAGGATTACTAAAGCTGCTATAAAACTCTTTGCATTTTTACGAGGTATAAATAAAACTATATCTCTATATCTAAACTTTTTTTTATTTTTCTTATATCTCCATCCAAAAATGGCAGCAATAAATAAAGCTTGAAATCCTTCTAAGTTTTCTAATACTTGTTTGCCAGCCACAAATCCAGTAGCATAATTAAATAATTTCAGGAGGTTATTTACTTTTTTAAGTTTTTTTTCACTAAAGCAAAATTCAAACTCTTCTTTATGTTGATTTATATTATAATCAGATAAAAATATTTCACATTGTTGCTTCACTTCATCTGTTGTAATTTCTTTTTCTTCAATGACATCATTACAATATTTTAAAGCTTTATCTAGAAGTATCAATCTTCATCATCTTCTCTTAAGGCTTTTAATAATGGATCCTCTTGTTCTTCCTTATTGTTCAATGCTAAATTTCCAAGTTTTGCTCTACTCTGTGGAGATAAACTTAATTCATTACAACATCTATATAAATCCTTAGTATATTTATCTTTAGCTGACATTAAATCCTTATTGCATAAACTGCCTACATTTTTATTTATTATTGTTTCTATAGTTCTTAATCTATCTACTGCTATTGCACATGTAGATAAAATATAGACATCTAGATTAGTTAATATTCCAGTCATTTTTAATTCTTCTACAATAAATTTATATATATTTTTTTGTTTTTCTAAAAGATATTCTGGTGGCTTTTCAATTTTATCAGCTAGACTTTTTATTCTTTCCTCTTTTTCTTTTCTAGCTTCAATTTCAGCTTTTGTATTATGTCTACTTTGACTGTCTATTACTTTGCATGGTCTAGCCATATTTTTTTCACCTTCTTTACTTTAAAGTTTAAAACTTTCATTTCGGGAATTTTATGCGACTGAGAGGGCACCAGGGACTTTCTAAGTTTGTATAAAAATTTTCAACCCTCCCCCCGGGTACTAATAAAATTCTTTATTAAACTTTTTTATTAAATCTTTTAAAAATTTTTCTATCATGATTTTATCTTTATCGCTCTTATTCATTAATGTATGCACTCTAATGTGGTTCTCTTGTGTTAGTCCTATTAGGTTACTACTATCTAATCTCTTAGACCAATCACTCTTAATAGGTTCAATGTGATGGTAAGTCTCTGCTTGTACTATGTTTCCTTTAGACCACTCAATTAAATCTAATCCAAATTGATGAACTGCTACGCTATCTCTACACCTTATCCATGTTGTACTAGAATAGAAAGACTGTTCTTTCTTATCGTTCCTATTCATTCTATACTCTTTATATCTTTCTTTTCTCCTCTTCTCTTCACACTTACACAAAGTACCTTCTAATACTTTCTTACCGCATTCGGTACACTTTCTATATATAGGCATTATATCTCTATAACCTTTGAATTAACTTCTTTTTCTTTAAGCTTAGTAAGTTTCTTATCATTAGAAACTTTGTGTGGATCTTCTTTCCATTTAGCTTTCTCTTTATTATTTAACCAATACTTTTCTGCATTTAACTCAGGGCCTTTATATTTTTTAACTTTACTAATAACAACACCTTCATTTGTTACTATTTGTCCATCAACTACATCTTCTGTTTTAACTTTTGTTACTACTTCTTCATAGTAATGATATCCAATACAACATTTATACAATGCCTTTTCAACTTCTTGATTCTTCTTGTCCTTTGCCGTAGCAATTCGGCTCTTAAGTGCTACGTTATTGCTCTTATATTTCCTAAAAGTGGAATATGCAATTCCTAGCTTTTCTGCTATTTCCTTATCAGTATTATTATGTTCAACCCATTGCTCTATCTCATCTAAATGCTTTTCAATTATGTCTTCAAAGCTATCACTTCTAGCCAACTTTTTCACCTCATTATCGTAGCACTTGCTTTGTAAAGTGCTACGCTATTTTTTTATATTTCCTAACTTTTTAAGTTTGATGTAAAAATATAAAATAACATTTATTAACAAAACCCTTTGAAAGCATTGATATATATAGCTTTTATGCATATGTCTAAAATCTGTTCGAATGTTTAATTATATATGTGAATAGCACATTCATTTTAAAAATTAACTTCTAATATATGCACTTAATTTTATACCTTCAATACTTACTATATAATTTTTTAAACATTGACTAATAAAAAAAATAAAATATCATCTAATATATTCCTCTAATGATTTTGAATACTGATGATATTTTTCTTTATCTAATCCTATATACTTTTTAGTTTCTTCTATACTTCTATGACCTAATAACTCTTTAACTGCAACTATATTCTTATCACTTTCCATGTATATTTTATATGCATACGTCTTTCTCATACTATGTGCAGTTATATCATTTAGATTGAAATATTCTCCTGCCTCTTTTAATATATTGCTTACTGCTTGTACTCCTATATGCTGATTAATACCTTTTCTAGATTGGAATATATATTCATAATCTTTTTTATTTTTAATCCAACCTTTTAATATTTTAGCTAGCTTAGGAAGTACTTCAACCGATCTCGGTTTTTTATTTCTCTCTTTTATGCTTTTACAATTCATTTTCTTTCCTTCATAAATTGTAAATTCATTTCTCTTTAAAGCTTCTTTAATATCCCTAACCTTTAATTTAACCAAGTCACCTGCTCTATACCCTGTTGTAATTCCTAGTATAAATAACACATAATCTCTTTCGTTTTTGTATCTGAGATAGTCTTGTATATCTAATACTTTAGTTGTACTAGTAATTGGTTTAGCAGGCCTTTTTATCCCCAACTATCTCACCTGCCTTAATACACCTTTAATTCTTTTATAACTTCGTTCACTCATGCACTCTTTAAGAATATCACTTGCTTTCTCTTTCTTAACTTTTCTACTAGAACAGTAAGGACATACTAAGTATCCTTTTGTATTTTGTAATTCTTCTGTTAATAAAACAAATTCTTTCTTACAATAAATACATATATAACTTGTATACATACTTAGCATATCCTCACATCCTTTTGATATAATCTCCTGTACTTTTACAGGTATGTAAAAAGCACCTGGATTACAGATTAAAAGTCTGTTCCAAGTGCCCTTTAGTACATACACAATATGTTTATTTTTTTATTTTCGCAGTTGCCTTACTGTACGATAAGTTCCCTGCGTGGGCTTTTAACCCTTATATCATATGATATATTACCTTTCCCTTTGTTGCATTAATTTTTTCTTTAATTTTTCTTGATTTTTTCTAACTTTTTATTTATTAAATATAATTTAAAGCTGCCATAAATTTTTTTAAAGTCCTATTCCTATAGTAATAAAACTTATTTTTATCTAAATTTAAGCTCACTTGTATTTCTTCTCTTGTCATAATATCTCTAAAATACCACTCTTCAATTATTTTTTTACTTTTAGGATCTAACTGTCCTAATACTTTAGTTATTACATCAACTTTCCAACTCTTTTCCATGTCCCTTAACATATCTTCTTCTACAGTACTTGTATGAGAGTATCCATTCTGCTTTATTTGTCCCCACCTATTTGGAGAACCTAGGCCTGGAGTTTCTATGGCCAACAACCAATATGGATAATTTCTTAAATCATTCTCTACACTTTTTTTATATCTCTCATAAATTTTTTTATTCATCATAGCTCTTTGTTGCTCCTTTCTTTATGCCACAAACATCATTCTCACCACAATATTCACAATTAAATTTGCACATTGAATTTTCTTCTTTATCTATCTTTTTAAATGCCACTAACCATATAAAAGTTAATATTGCAATAGCTCCTAATATTTTATTTAACACAATGCTCCCTCCTAGAACTGACCATTTTTTCTATTTCTTGATTTCTCAATACTCTTAATCCTTAAATCTGCAATATCTGAATATAATAATCTTTTCTTATATTCTTTTTGCTTTAATCTTAAATTTGCATAATCCATGAATCTTTTTTTATTTTCCTCCACGATTACCACCTCTTACTTTTCTTTTTACCCTACCTAGTTTCATCCTTTTCTTATACAAGATGTTTCTATTCTTAACTCTTTTTTTATATCTTTTTAAAGGCTTGTCTTTTTCTTTTAAATCCTTTTTAACATTCTCTAATGCTCTATCTAATATTTCATCTATCCAACTCAAGCTATCACCTGCCTAATTCCACATATAGGAATAGGTATATATCTATTTCCCTCAATTATGTTGCAAGTATATCCATTATTATAAATGTGGACTACTTTTCCCTGTATAATGTCATCTTTATATTCTGTTTCAACTATATTACCTAGCTTTAAAGTTTTTCTAAGATCTTGATTTATACTATTTGCATTTATTTTTTTGTACTTTTCTATATCTACTATCCTTATGTTGTCATATTCCAATATCCAGCCATTTTCTATTACACTTATTACTTTATTGCCCTGATTAAAAATTATATTTTCGTCTCCTGGTCTTTTTAGAGCCTGTCCTTTTATTTTCTTTATTTTTTCTTTCTGTATATTATTTATTTCTAAATCTTCTCTGAAATAAATAATCTTATCCCAAGGCAGAACACTTGATTTCTTCTTAATTACAAATTCTTCTTCACCTTTTTTATTTACATAAATTGTTTCAAATCTATCTTTATACTTAACTTCTATCCCTAAAGCTCCACCAACATATCCTATTATTCTATTTAGATTCTCGTATGTTTTATATTTTGCTATTATTTTTGTTTGATCTATATTGTCTATTTTTATTTCTTTATTTTCTAATTTTATAACTGGTTTATCATTACCTTTCTTAATTGTCTTATTTATTTCCCAAATACTTACCTGCCCATCAATCAAGACATTTTCCTGTTTTTTAGCCACTTATAACACCCCTTCTTAATGTTATACGGTTCTAATATACTAGTACAGTTACGGTGCAAGAATATACATTTTAATCCTTACACCTATTTAATTTTTATTTTCCACTTATCTTTTGCATATAATTATAAACATTTTTAATTATTATATTTACTGATCCATCCCCTACTCTTTTTACCTCAAACCTTGAATCATCATGATAGGATTCTTTATCTATATACAAATCTATGTCTCTATCTATCTTTAATCTTATTCTTTTAAATTTTTTATCTACCCATTCTTTGTCTACATCTATTTTTTCTTTTATACCCTGTTCTAAAATAAATCCTTCGTAATTTAATTTAGCATCTAAATTTTCGCCAAATATATCATTAGAAACTTCTTCTATGTCTATAGTATCTTTTTGTTTTAATAGTTTTCCTACTGTTCTTATTATTTTTTCTGATGTTGCTGCATCTTCATTCAAATTGATTTTAGACCACTTTTCCGTAGCTTGTACAAATGCTTTTGTAGAATCCCTTTCATTTTCTATTATGTTGCACCCTAGATATTTATTTATAAAATAATTTGAGCCATATTCTTCACTGGTTTTAATTTTCTTCTGCTTATCTATAACCATTAAATTAAATTCTTGATTTTCTCTTATAGGTTTTATAAAAGCACATTTTTGTATCTTTTGAGCGCTAGCAGGTAATCCTGTAAACTCTGGAACTATATCTATGCCTACTTTATCCTCTACCATATCCACTACATGAATATAATTTTTAACATAATCCATTTTTAATATAGCTAACATTGGGCCATGTTCTGTTGATATAGAAACTACCATCAAATCGCATGAGGATATATTATCATTACCTTTCATTAATATAAAAAGTTGTCTAGCCAATTCCTTAGAAACATCTAATAAATCATTTTGGCCATTTAAATATTCTTGTGAAATCTCTTTTACTACATTTTTCTCTTCATTAAATTTTGCATATCTTAAACATTCATCCTTTAAACATTTATCTATGATTTTTAATATATATTTATAACATTCATCATCTAATCTTAATTTATATTCATTTAATACTGGTTCCTCGCTATTGTTGTCCAGTATATGAACTACTGCCTCATTTATATTAACTTCTTTTATATATTCCATATATTTCACTCCTTTTAAATTATCAACTATCCTAATGTTAGTTTAGTATTATTGATTTCCCCACAATATGCACATACTACATAAGGGTTTCCTGCATTTACTGCATCTAGTGATATTCTAGTCGTATTATATGATCCACACTTTCCACATAAATATTTTATTTTTGGTGATTTTCCACCTAGCATTGATATACTTATACTCCACATTTTTAAAGCTTTTACATCTACCATTTGCTATTCTCCTTTAAATATAGAATTTTTCTGGCCTTGCTTTAATCCAATCTTCTGCTTGTTCTTCACTGTCCCATTTACATATTTCAAATAACCCGATAGACTCTTCTATTGTATGCCCTACTGGAATTACTTCTCCATCCTCTGTTTCAATATCAATTACCCATTTCTCAAATTCTTTATCAAATTTTGGTGTTGCTTTCATCATCTTCATTCACTCCTTCACAAAATATTTGAATTACGTCCTAATTTATTGGGCTAATAGAATGTACTAAAAACAATTCTATTAAATTATTTTTTATACCCAATATGCTAATATCTTTCTGCCTATTTACATATGTTTTCTCTTTATATTTCAAAGGCTTATTTACTATTTCTTCAATAATATGAGGTTCTTTAAAATCTATATATTGAACAGTTATCTCTAATTCATTAGCTTTAATTATTGTTCCTGGTGTAATTTTTTCTTCATCTTTACTTTTAAAATAAACTATATCTCCGACTTGCACCCTTCTCACTCCTTCACATTAATTTCAGCTCCTGCGGCTGCTGTTTGAATTACGTCATATTGCAATTTAAACTATAGATAACTGTTCACATTCAGCTTTATTTTTTATTAGCATTTGCTCTTGCGCTTTTTTATAAAATTCTTTAGATACTTCAAATCCGTAACTACTTCTATTTAGTTCCATACAAGCCCTTAATGTACTTCCACCCCCTGCCACGGGGTCTATTACAACATCCCCTTCATCAGTAAAAATTTCTATAAGTTGCTTTAATAAAGCTATTGGTTTTTGTGTAGGATGAACTTTTGGATATTCTTTTTTACTATCGCGTTTCCACTCAAACCAATTAAAAATCATTTTCCCTTTTCCTGTTTCTTTTTTACCATTGTTAAACTTAGGTAATTTATCTCTATATAATACGACTGCATGTTCCGTAGCTCCAACTATTTTCATATTTGCCTTTAATACCTGTGCTGAATAATTTTTAATAAAGAATAATGGATAACTGTTTTTAAACCCATGCTTTTTACCATATTCAATAACTGTAGGAATTTGTTCAAAAGAACAAAATACAATCATAGCAGGTGCTTTTCCTCTTTCTTTTGGCTCTTTTATTAATAATCTGTTACAAAAATGAAAGTATTCAGCTATGTTAAAATTCTCATCTGTATTAAAGAATGTCTTTCCAGCTTTCTTACTTTCTCCATTCTTGTTATTTCCTCCTATATACCATTCTGGATTACTTCCATATGCATTCTTTCCTATGTTGTATGGAATATCTGCTATTACTAATTGTGCTTTTGGAATATTATATCTTTTATAGTTTTGAAAATTATCATTATATAATTCTGTTTTAATTTTTTTATTATTTTCCATTGTTCTTGTTCCTCCTCGTCAGGAGGCACGGCCGTGCTTTTTATCTAGAATTACTCCATTTTATTTTTTAAAATTTAGTTCGTCCAATTTTCATTCTTAGACCTATTTTTGAAATACGGCTATTGAATTTTCTAAATCATCTTTGCTTATTTTTGATATATTAATTACTGTCCTATATTTTTGTATATAATTTGTTAAATGACTATATTTATTGAATAAAAAAGCATCCAGTGCAAACAATATAAAAGGGTGATAAATTATGATAATATCTTTTAAAAGAAATCTAGGAAATACTGATAGAACAGTAAGAATAATATTAGGTTCATTGCTTTTAGTAGAAGGAATACTTGGTTACTGAATTATTTTAGATATGCTAGGTTGGTCAACCTATAAATCTGAAAATAAAGGTTAAATAATCGTCCATTTCTAGTATTTTTTATTAAGCAATTTTTGTTATCCAAGCACTATCTCTAATGTATTTGTTAGTGTATAACCATGAACACCAATAAATGTAAAACAAATTTATTTGCTAACATCACATTATTCAAATTTCAAAGAACATTATCCTTATCTGCATTTTCAAGAGTTACGTCGCTTTAATTTCAAATTACGAACTTTTTATAATTCTCTACATTTAATTCTTTTTAGTTCTCTATCTAGCTTATAATCTATTCTGTTTTCTATTTCTTCTTTATCTATCCCAAATATTATTTTTAATTCTTCTAACACTACATAGGCATCTGCTATTTCTTCTTCTATATTGTCTATTTTAAATATAGTTGGGTTCCTTTGATACTTACTAATAGCTTGCTGCAATTCCGCTAATTCTTCTATAGCTACAAACTTCTGCAATGTTACATCATTACATTCAACTATCCTTTTACATTGTTTTATTTGCTCTTTATTTAGCACAATTCTTCCTCCTCATTTTCTTCTATAGTATATCTAAACCCATTCATCCTAATTGGAAGTGTTATATAGGTTATGTCTTCTGATTTAAATACTAAAGGTGTTATAGGACTTTCAGCATAGATTTCATAATTCTCGATATTTATATTTTTTAACAACTGTTTATCTACAAATATAAGTTCATCATTTGCTTTAAATATTTGCATTTTAGTACTTCTATCATACGTAAAAGGTAGCATTGTGGTTTTTGTTTTATTAGATATATTAAAGTATTCTAGTAATATATCTAAATTGTTCCATTCTCTTAACTCACCCTTTTTAACAGAAAATCCACTCTTTAAATCTTGAAAGGTTAACTTTTTTATTACTTTCTTGTAACTACTAAATTTATTAGGTATCTTAAATCCTGTGTATCCATCTATTACCATAAAAAATTTTTCACATGGCATAAACACAAACTGGTCTTTTAAGGCATTTTTAACCCATCTTTCAAATAGTTTTATATCTGTCATTTATTTAACCTCCTAAACAAATTTTCTCATTCTGTAGTTGTACCGCTTATCTCTAAAAATAGTCATATACGGTTCACATGTTTCTATAATTCTGCCTGCTAGTGCTCCATCAAGTTCTACTAATATTTCTGGTGTGCATTCACTACTGAAAAGTATAGGTAATTTATTAAAATATCTATAATTAAGAACTGGATACACATGTTTCATGTCAGCTTCTGTTATGCATGTACCTTGTATTAACTTTCCATTTCTTATCTTATCTTTGAATAAATCATCAATGATAAGCAACTCCGCTTTTTTGTATCTATCTGAAAGTCTTAGATAGTATTCATCATCATTGACATTTGCTTTAAGCTCTCTTGTAGCTTCAAGATAAGGCATATATACAGTTTGTACTCCATTATTTAATAATGTTGCACCTATAGCTATTACAATATGACTTTTCCCTGCCCCTGGTTGTCCAAATAATCCGAAACTATTTTCTTGTGTATTCTGAATTTGAGAAAAGTTTTTTATATATATTTCAGCTTTTTCCTTTGCTAATTTTGTTTTTTCATCATACACTTTGTATTCACTTATATTTTTTACATCTTCTGGATTAACCCCAAAGGCTTTCCACATTCTGTTTAATCTTTCTTTTTTATAACATTCACACCTTTTAAAGCCTTCTTCATTTTCTATCCAGGTTGTATCTCTACAAATATGGCAATTATAATTAATAGTTTGAGAAGTCGTATTGTTCCTTATTTCCTGTATTATTTTCTGTATATCCATTCTTGCCCTCCTTATCTACATATTTGTTTTCAAATACTTTTGTAAATCTTGTATCATCTTGGAATAACCAATCAAACTCTATAATCCAATTCCTATTATTATTCCCCTGGCAAAAACTACTGCTTTTTATATTTCCTATAGCTTTTAAAACATCTTCTTCATTTAACTTTAAGCTATTTATTCTAGCTTTTATTTTATCTTTTCTTTGTTTGGTTACACTTCTTATAGGCTTTATAGGTTTAGGTAGACTATTCCAAGAGGTAAGAATCTTATTCCAATCTATCCTTAACTTATCTTTACCTAATCTATCCTTATCTAACTTATCCTTACCTATCCTATCCTTACCTAAGTCGTCCGTTGGTTGTCCTTGGGACGTCCCGCTTTTTTTTCTGTCTGCTCTTGCTTTTGCTTCCAGCAATGGAACATTTGGAATAACTTTTAATAATAAATCCTTATATATAGAATCCACTTTTCTATCTGCTCTGATTTTATTGTGTTCCGTCCAATCTATGATATAAGATACTAGATCCTCATTTAAAACCTGTATAAAACCTTTACTTGTTAATACCCTTAAATCGTCCTCCGTTGCTCCTGTCATCCTTAAAACATTAAATCCTTCAACAACACCATCATCATCAGCCCTCATGCACAAATCATAGTATAACAATCTAGTTGAAGAAGGCATTTTTAAAAATCTTGCTGAATCTATAATTTTTAAATTAAACATTCTTCTATTTGCTATTGTAATTACCTCCCCTTTAAGAGCTCTTTCCTGTCTTTTAAACTTTACAAACCCTATATTTTCTTATAAACTGTACTTAGCGAATTTTTATTTAATTATTGTGCTCCTGGCAGGGAGCTATTTTTTTATTTTTAAATTTATTTATTATTTGACATATAGAGCTTTCACTACTACCATATATTTCTGCTATTTCTTGAAGTGATAAAAATTCTTTTAATTTAACCATGTCTTCTAAATCTTCTTTAGACTTTTTTCTATTTTTAGCAAACTTACCTTTATCAAGCAATTCAAATGCCTGTTCTATTGTACAAGGCCTTTCATAAAGAACTGCTATCGCTAATGTGCACCAATTCTCATTCATCTTTTACACCTTCTTTCTATGCACATCTTTTAAAAATACTTGCACTTCTTATTGCAATGTCTAAAACATAATCTAAGCTTGTACACTTTCTAAAACTAACTCTATTAAACTTAATATCATCTGTTGTAATTTCAGCAACTATTGCAAATTCTTCTTTTGTTAAATTGATTCCCCTTTCTTTTAATAACTTTCTTAGCATTTTAAATCTCCTTTACTACCTCAACATTTTTAAATATCCAATTTAGTGCGAATATTTTTAAATCATTATGATCTACAATTACCTCACCTTCTGGTAAATCAACTTCTTTATAAAATTCAAAGTTCTCTCCATCGAGCATTTCAATAGTTAAGTTAAATATTTCTTCGTCATATAAAAATCTAAAGATATCTATATCTATATAAATCATTGTTCCTGTAGAAACATTTAAATTTAAATCTGTTGTTTTTATTTTTTTACTCATTTGTATTCCCTCCTAAGCTTTTATTCCACGTTTTATTGCCATTTGACTTACTATACTTATATAAATTTCTTTAAGCCTTACATCATTAGCTATAACATCAAGATTATTTAATTTATTAATTTGGCTTTGTGCCATTCCATTAAGTGCTGCTCTAGCTTGTAAGTTTTTAAGTCTTATACTTAATTTACATTTAGCTCTTTCTTCTAATGCTCTATAGATTTCATCCTTAGGTGTTTTGTAATCTTGTAACTTATAACAAATCTTCCCTATTAGCTTATTAGTTTCTTTCCTCCATTCTTCTTTTGGATTTATTGTTATTACATCCCTTATAGCTTATACTTCTTCTTTGGTTTCTTGCACTGCTGCATTTAATTTTTTTTGTTCTAGTTCTGTAGTTGCTAATGCCTTAAATAAATTATTAAACATTTGTAGTTCTGGACTAAGTTTATTTACTTCTACCTTATTTTCTTTAACTCTAAAGTAAGTTTCCTCTAAGTTGTCGAATTGTTCCCATGCCTTGTCCGTATCAAGGATTTTGCAATGTCGGTTTGCTCCTCTTTCTGTCCATAGGTATAAACAATTAATTCTTAGCATTGACGGATTATCTTTAAGATAAGTTGTTTTAAAATTCTTTAATTCTGAACCTTCTAATTTGAAATAGTGTTTGCTTTCTTTGAATTTATCTTGATTTCTATTAAATCCTTGCTGTATTCTTATAGGATCAACTTTATAAACTTCTCCAAGTTGTTCTGTTGTTAAAACTCTTTCTCCATTAACTTCTACTGGTTTTATTTCTGTTATAGGTTGTCCATTTTCTATGGTTAGATTTATCTTTTTCATCTTGTTACCTCCTATGAATTAATAATCTTAGATACTTCAGATAAAACATTTGCTAATATTCCTTTTAACTTTTCATTTTCTTGCTTTAACTTTTCATTTTCTAATTCAAGCCTTCTTCTTTCTATTGGAGAAAATTTTTCTACTTTAGTTCCTTCTAGCTCTGCTATATGTTGTAAGCTAAATCTTATAGCTGGTATACCACTGCACGGCGTTAAAACGCCATTTTCCCTCCAGTTATCAATCGTTTTTTCTGCAACCTGCCATCTTTCAGCTAACTCCTTTTTAGTTAAAAGTTTGTCCATTCTAATCTCAACCTTTCATCCTTTTATAATCTAATACAACCCTTAGTTGTATTAAAAGGTAAAAAAATATCTTCTAATGTACAATTAAACTGCTTGGACATTTTAATTGCTAGCTGTGAGCCTGGGCTCTTATATCCACCTTCCATCTGATACATCATTCCACTACTTATATTTAAAGCCTTTGCAGCTTCTTTGGCTGTATCAAATCCTGCTTTCTTTCGTAGAGTTGTAATGTGGTTTGCCAAATCTATCACCTCGTTTCAATTTGCTTTATGTATATATTACAACTAACAGTTATAGGAATCAAATGTAATTATAACCATCAGTGAGAAATTAAGTGCTATTTCCTTTCCATTGCTTCTTATAGCTTTAATTATCACTATTAGTTGTATTGATATTATTACAACTACAGGTTATAATACTAATAGTGATAATAATATATTTGAGGTGATTATTTTGTTAGGAGATAAAATAAAGAAATTAAGAAAGAGTAAAAATATAACACAAGAAGAATTAGGGAAAAACATAGGAGTTACTACTTCTATGGTAGGAATGTATGAAACTAATGCCCGAAAGCCCAGTTATGAAGTATTAATTAAAATAGCAGAATTTTTTAGTGTTTCAACCGACTTTTTGCTTAACACAGAAGAAAAATTGGATATGACACTTGATTCTGTAAAAAAAATACACAACATGGTAAAAGAAGCTACTGAGAAATATGGGATTGAAGAAGTTAATCAATCTGAAAAACAAGAAAATAAAATTAAAACTTTGGCTGCACATTTTGAAGGAGAAGAATTTACAGATGAGGATGTAGAAGATATAGAGAATTTCATAAAATTTATAATATCCAAAAAGAAAAAATAGACAAAATGGAGGGTTCATATGACGTATAATAAACTTTTATATGAAGCTGAAAGCCAAGGGGTAGAAGTCGTTGAAATGAAATTTAAAGGTAAATGCAAAGGGTTATATGGGGATAATGTAATAGCATTAAGTAAAAATATAGAGACACTAAAAGAAAAACGATGTATTCTTGCAGAAGAATTGGGTCATCATCACACTTCAAGTGGTAATATACTAGACACTTCAAGTATATCTAACTTAAAACAAGAAAAAAGAGCAAGGAATTGGGGATATGAAAAATTAGTTGGTATTATTGATATTGTTAATGCTTTTAATGCTGGTACTAGAAATCGTTATGAAATGGCTGAGTATTTGGAGGTTACTGAGGATTTTTTAGAATCATCTATACAGCATTACAAGGAAAAATATGGAGCTTTATTTGAAATAGATAATTATATAGTATACTTTGAACCTAATTTTGGAGTAATGAAAAAATTTTAA